GTTGAAGCACTCGCGGCCCGGGCCCATTCGACCGCATCAGAAAACACCCCCGGCTCGAGCCGGCCGGCCTGGCATTCTGCGACAAGGTACTGAGCAACACGCGCAAAAGTGACCGCCTCTTTTTTGTTGGGGTGCAGACATCTCGAGACCTGCGTTGTGAAAAATTTAACCTTCCCGGCCAGTTGCAAATCCAATCTCAAAACCTCTTCAGGAGAGCTAACAGTATTATCTGTTGAATTATCTGGTAACTCATTTGGTATTGGATTTGTTATAGGTTTGCCCTTTTTGACAAATCCATTTGACGGTTTTGACAAATCCATTTGACGGAATTGACAAATGCATTTGTCAGAATTGACAAATGCCTCTTCGTCGGCGAATGCATACCACGTCGTCCGGTCGTAACCCTTGGGGCTGTAGGTACCTTTGAGCAATATCCCTTCGGCAGCCAGCTTATCGAGAATCACCCGGACCTGCCTTGCCGACCAGTACGGGAAAATCTTGGTGAAGGCCTGGACCGAACTATACGACCAGGTACGGCCATCGTGGGAGTGCCGGTTGTTGGCTTTATTTTTTATGATCCAGAACTGAAAGTGCCGAATCATAATCGCGGCGTTAACACCGTAGCGTTGTGCGATTTCTACGTTGAATAAGTGCTCCATCACTTTCACCTTTTTTATGTCGTGAACAACAGCTGCTGCTCGCCCTGCAGCAGCCGGGCCAGTACCGGGGCCTCGGCTTTTCGTTTGATTTGCTGCAGGTGATTGTCCGCTTCGATGCGGCTGCGCCTTGGTCCGGGCCGGCGTGCTTTGGGTGCCGGACTCCATCCCGGCGGTACGGCTCTGTCGTCACTGCGAACCTTCCAGAAGTGATACGTCTTGACCTTGCCGTTCCACACTCCCTTGTACGGTCCCAGATCCCTGACCTTTCCCATCGCAACCAATCCGTTGCGCCGGCCCGTCACCGAGTTGATCTCCCATTTGCGTCTTTGCCGCCTGGGCGTTGTTGATTCTTTTTGATTAAGCGCCTCGAGGATACGTCTGTCATGACAAGGTCCCAGCTCGAGCAGGATCTCAAAGACAAGCTGCTCATCATGGCCGAGCCGGTCTTTGATTTGCTCCAATGCAATCAGGCTGGTATCCCGTATCGTCATAAATCCTTGCCCCGAATTCCCGTCTCTACCATATTCCAGTAGCCATCGCTTTCGTCAGTGAACATCCGTCCGCCCCAGATTACGATGCCCCAGTACTCGTCATGCTCGTCGATAAACTGCTCGTAAATTTCATACGGTGATAGCCCGAATGATTGCAAAAAATCTATGTTGTGCGGTATTGCTTCGTGAATTTCTTCCGCAGTAAAGGATAGGTTATTTTCCGATTCGTCCATAAGTGACTTCCCTGTCTTTTGAGCATTCCATTATTGACATTAGATTCACTACACGCTGGGCACCTTCGACGGTTGCCTCCCGCCAGCAGCCATCCGGTCCGCCCTTGTGGAGCCGGGCCAGGTCCAGAAATGTGGGCGGCCGGCTGAGTCTTTCCCCTGTGGCATAGTACAAAACGTAAATCGTCACCATCTGCCGACTGGCAATCAGGTCCAGCCGGTCCCCGTAGGTGAACTCCTTACGGCCCAGGATACGATTCACATCGTCGACATATATTTTTTTGATTTGATAGTCACCAACCTCACCTGCGGCTCCGGTTTTATTTCGGTCCTTTTCCGTAATGCGCAGTGCAGATAAAAACTTCTCAAACTCCGGGTCGAACCCGGTGGATTCTGCCTCGGCAGGACCGACGACCGCCGACGGACTTTCCCGTAACAGATAAATATGCAGGGAAAGAACAAGAGCGATGGCAACTGCTGAGATGGCAATAATCCGCACGGAATTGTTAAAAGTTGAACTCTTCATAACAAAGACTCCTTTCTCTTTTTTTAAAACGGGCGACGGCGCCGGTACCGTACCGGCGAAAAACTAAAACTTGTGTATGGATGCGAGTGAGCCTCCAATTTTTTGTTTCACCTTTTCAAAATTTGAGACCGTCGCCCTATTAACTTTTCAAAATAGCAGGGGCAGGATTCGAACCTGCGACCTTCGGGTTATGGGCCCGATGAGCTGCCGGACTGCTCTACCCTGCGATATTCACTTTTCAAACTTATGATTTAATAATTCCGGGCTGGCCTTACACAAACCTTCATGCAGGAAATTCGGACCAGCCTAAGCCAATTTAGGAGTATATTATGGCTCTGTGATCAAAAAGCGGGGCCGGATTGGAGGGAGAGAGAAGCGATATTAACCCGGCCCCGGCGGCATCCAGGCCAGCGGGCAGTACGAAACCCCGCTGGCTGCTGTAAAAAAAAATAATGGCTTGCCGACGGCCGGAAAAGAACTCGACCATCGGCAACTTTGAAGGAGTTATATGAGTGCTGTTTTAACAAATTGCGGCTTACGACCGTTTTGACTGACTGCTTGTCGGGACGGCTTGACCCCCAGTCACGCGCGCTATCCAAACTGCGCCACGCCCCGGTTTAATACGTCACCCGCTCGGGTCAATACGTCTCTGCGAACACCTAAATATCTCCTTGTTGTTTCTATGCTCGAATGACCGCCGAAGGTCTGTACCTCCTGGAGTGGTATATCACCCGAAAGCATAGTTAGTCCTGTTTTGCGTAACATTCCAAAACTTCCGTTCACAAACGCTCTGCTGGTCAAAGCCTTCCAGTTTCTATCAAAGTTGTTGTCCGGCCGCTTTTTCATACGGTCCGACATTTTATCTTTGTGAACCATTAAATAAGAGTACCGCTCTTTAGTCAACCACAAATAGGGCTGTCCCTGTGGCAGTTCATCGAATCGCCTCAATAGTACAGTAGCAAGTTGCGGGTACAAAGGCAATATTCTCCGGTCGTGATCCTTCGGCTCGAACCGCCAGGTATAGGGCCCGTCTTTCTTGGCCGATACCGAAACGAATCCCTGCTCAAAGTCTACATCATCAACGGTAGTATTAAGGACTTCTCCCGTTCTCATCATAAGGCCCATAAGTATCCGGCCCGTCCAGAGTTTATCGGCCACTTTCAGGAGTCTCTGTAGTTCATCCTGCCGATAAAACCTTACCGCTGATGGTGTGACCTTAAACTTTTTCAGACCGAAAAACGGGTTCTTCTCAATCCAGCTACAACCAACCGCCCATGAAAACACCGGTGACACCATCTTACAGTAGTCATTCGCCGATATTTTACTAAGACCCCGGTCGATTAGACCCGATTGATATTCCTCGGCCGTGTTCTTATCGAAATCCGTGATGTCAAGGTCGCCAACCGCCTCTACCAGGTACCTAAAGGCAAGTCTCGTCATACACACTGTTGACGGCTCAATCCTCTTATTGCGACTCAAATACAGCTTTACCAGTTCGCTTAAATGTTGTGGCTTTGCCAACTGTCCACTCATAAAAATCACCTCCTTTCAAATTACGTCTCAGACAGTCGCAAGCCGCAATACGCAGCAGCTTACGACCTGAGATAACAGTTGTCAAGCCCCGTTCGCCTCTTTCTCTATTAAATTTTCAATGCAAATCAGCAGTTACGCCACAAGAGCCTTGTTGCCTTTTTGTTTATTTTCTCTCCTCCAAAGCGGCTGTATGTTCTCAAGCCGCCAGCACATCTTAAATTCAACATCTTTATAACTTTGAAACTCAAAAAAGTTTTGGGGGATGATATGGTCAATTTCCCATTCACCGTGATTGTCCCAGTTCATACCATCTTTGAAACGGCCCTCGATGTGTCGTGTAAATTCTTCGTAGCTATAACCTAATATCTCCCAAATATTCATGGTCCCTAATCCACGGCCAAACGCCTGGCTTAGCGATGAATACAGACACATTGTTATTTTGTTTCTTCTGCGTCTGTACCAATTCCTGCAGGACAATCTGGCTTTTTCCGGATTAGCCTTCTGCCAGTTTCTGTTTCGTAACCGTATTTCCTGCCTGTGGTTTTCGAGGTATTTTTTGATTGAGGCCTTGAATTTTTCCGGGTGTAGCCTTCGATATTCGTCCGCCTTTTTACTGCAACACTCCTTACACCAGCTGCGAGGGGTGTTCGACCTTTTATATATTCCGAAGCGGTCTAACGGCTTAACCTGCTTGCAAAGAGTGCATTGCCTGTCCATTTTTAAGCCCTTTTTGGTCTACATTCCGTTCTTTTTTTATTAAAATAGGTAACTTTTTTTCTTGACATCAGCCTCCGGTTGCGGTAAAAGTCGCTTTATTGCCCTGGATGGCAATGGGGTTAAAACATCGATTAAGCGCTTCCAACAGTCTCGTATCACGGACGACTGAAAATCTTTTTTTTGAGTAACCGAACGAATTGAATATTCTGTCCGACATAAAAACCAGTCTTTTAATATCGCTGTATAATGCCGGAATAAACTATAAGGAGTTAGTGGCGTTTGTCAACACTTTTATGTGTATTATTACGTAAGATTACACGCTGATACACCATAAGTATTTATAAAACAACTACTTGTGTGTTAGAAAAAAAAATTGTAAAATCTGACTTATGACAAAAAATACCACAACAATCGAAAGAGCTTTAACAAAAACAGCCCAGCCCATAGCCAACCGATTAATTGTCCGCTGTGGCTCATTAAAAAGGGTGCTTTCTGCGGGCGTCCTGGCACTCGACAAACTCGGTGCAGAAGAAAGAGAAGAGCTTATGGCCCTCGCCGCCGGAATTACCTCTGAACTCACCCCAAAAAATTCCTTGCATAATGCCCTTGAAATGATTAAAGAGATGACAGAAGTCGAAAAGCAGCAGCCGGGCACGGTGTTCAGGGTCTTAAGCCGGGACGAACAGAAAATCCTCGATGAGTTCCGACTACTCATCACTCCCAAAAAACGACAAACGACAAAAAAGAAGGGAGGTTAATATGAAGCTCCAATGTCCTAAATGCCGCACGAATTATTCCATCCCCCGAGAGTATATCAGCAAAACAATAAAATGCAAAAACTGCAACCAGTTATTGAAAGTAACTTCTAAGACCGCAGAACCAAAACCGATTTGCGGTATCACGGAAGAAAACCAGATGGGAAAAAAGAAAAGCCCGGGAAAACAAAATGGAGAAAACTTTTTAACCAAGCTCTGGAGGACTTCACCCTCGGCGTTTCGAGTTACTTTTCTGGGGACGCTGGGAGTATTTTCGGCGTTTCTTTTTATTTATTATATCTGGGGGGCGGGACTTTGGCTGAAAGGCTATACAGCGGCGGCTTCTTCCAAAACCACCCGTTTTATATCGCCGAATATACATTTGGATTATATCGCCGCGGCGATGCTGTTAGATGAAAGTTATATGACGATGGATATGGTAGTGCAAATAGACTTTAATGCCAAGAATAGGTACTGGGCAGAAGATAATTATAGCGCTTTTTGCTTTCTTAATGTTCTCCTAACAACACAACAGGCGTTTGAAGAGCTATATGCACGCGTTAAAAACTTCGATATGCCCCCGAATGAAAACCTTAAAAAAGCACACAGGGACCTGCTTGCGCTTACAGCAATATATCAGTCGGGTCAAAACAAGCTGATAGAACATCTTCAAAATTCCAATGATTATGTTCCTTTTTCGTCATTTCATAATAGAGAGTTACTGAGCTGCACAGATAAAGTCGAAACAAGCAGGCTAAAATTCTTCTTCGGTAATCAAGTTGACTATTCTTTCTGGGAAACATATATACATATAAAAAACGATTAAGGCTTATCGGCCTATGATGAATTTAGAAACTCAGTATGAATAAATTTAAAAAAATCCTTGACACGGCCCGCCCGATATGATACACAGGCTTTTGAGTGAGCCATAAGAGGACATAGCGATGAACGGTAAAAAATGTATCTTTCTGGCGGTTATTTTTATTCTCCTGGCAAATCAACTCTCCACGGCGGCGAGACCGAGACGCCGAACCCGTGCCTCCCGGCAAAAAACATCCGCCTGGCAGGTTAAAAAACAGACTTCTACCCGGCAAAAAACATACATTAAGGTTGGCCGGTCAAAAGCCAGAATGAAAAGCCGGCAATACTCACCGGAACGCTTAATTACAAACGCCCAATATCGAAGATCATTTGCCCTGGCAAACGGTGAGAAGCCCAAAAAAAGTCTCGGCGCATATTTGACCCGCCAGGAGAAACGGGGCCTGCAGCGCTTAGTCGAAAGCCAGATAAAAATCGTCTGGCCCGTATGTGAGGAGAGTATGGAACTTCATAAATTGGTAGACCAGCGCCGCTACAAACAGCTCCGGGCCCTGCTCGGCAAAAGATACGCCGACCGCTGGGATAAAAAAAGAGCTGCTCAGCGGCGATACTGGGCGGCAATTCAGAAAGAGCAGGGGGGAATCTAACCAGCTCATATTTATCGGCCGGGTGGTGACTACCATTTTTTTAACGGACAATGTGTCGTTTCCCAGGCGATTTTCCTTTTGATATAACAGCCACAAGATTTACAACGCGGACTAAATCGCGCGTCCTTGTCGTAATACCGACACCGGTCTTTGTCGTTTTCACCGGTACAAATTTTTAAAATTCGTTCCTGTTCCTTTAACTCTCTTTGCGGATTGCCGGCCTTGAATTGTGCAGAAGCCGCCGCAAAAAAATTGCTCACTATTTTTTTAGCCGACGGATATTCAAGTTGATTGTGAATTGTGTTCCATTCCGTCACCTTCTCACACATCATTTTTATAAATTTTTCGTTACAGAATTTTTCGCAGATTCCAGGCTCGACTAAATGCGGAAAACCTGTCCGCGTGTATACCTCGTCGCAAATATAATAATATTCATCGCCCGACGGTACTTGACAGTATTTTTTTTGTTTTGTTTTAGTGTGGTTCATCTTGACAATTATCGTAGACATAAGAATAATGACACCAACAAAGTGGGCTTGATGTTCCGGTACACCAGGCCGTCGTATTTGCAAACCAACAATAACCGTATCCCTGGTCGCATACTTTTATAAGTGTTCCAATGCAGCGTTTACCAAGCTCGCCGCCAGGACAGTCGCCGTTATAAACGCAAAATTTATCACACCAGTCACGCTTATTCGGCCATTGTCCGCAAGGATAAGAGCTGTCGTAAACTTCCGGACATTTTAAGGGTGTGTCGGCGTCCTCGCTTCCCCCATAGCGAACAATCAATTTGCGCGGATAGTTCAATTGAGTGTCGTCGGTTTTTAAACTATGCCGGTCAAAAATTACAGGTGGGTCGCCTATCGCGAGTGTTTGTGTTTTCTTTTGTATTGGCGGTTTGCGCTCTGTCGCCTCGTCGCCGTTCTCACCATTGCCGTTTGTCATTCTTCTGTAAACTCCGTACAACCACAAACAACGTCACGCTCGAACCAAAATAGACAAGACCATCGCTGTGAGCTTTTTCGTGCTTCCTCGTTCCAGTGTGGCAATTTCACAACGTATAAAGGGTCACCCTTCTTTATGTCCGGCGTACAATCGCCGACGGTTGCTTCGTCGTCGGCGAGCAAGTTTAAATAAACATTGACGTTTATTTCCTCGCCGTCGTCGTCGTACTCGACAAGACGCCCCTCGTCGTCTAACATATTGCAGACAATTATATTTTCGCCGTCGACCTTTTGAGACGGCGCATCCTCTTTTGCTACCGCCTCGCGGACTGTGTAAGTCTCTTTTAATTTTTCCGGCTCTACCCGTACCGCGTGCAGACTTATTTCTTTAAATAACAATGCAATTTTACTTTCAAGCTGTTCTATTTTTTTGCTGCTGACAAGACCGGACGGCGTCGCGACTGTTCCGCCGCCGGCCTGCGATGCTCTCTGGCTGCTGAAAACGCCGGCGATGTTTAAAGGGGCAAAGTCTGTTGTGACAATTGTTTTAGGCGGCCGGCCGTCAAAGAGCCAACGCATAGAAGTTACGACGCTGTCTGCCGCGTCGATACCGGTCACATCGCCGCCGACTATGATTGTTCCAAGCGGGACTGCTGCGTCGATACCCTGAATTGTAATTGTAATTTTGTTATGCTGCTTGCCGTACCAGGATATAGCCGCCACCATTGCAGAGCGCAGCCGGTCGCGGTCGTCTCGCAGTATAGGATACTCACAACCAAACTCGACGAGCTTGCCGTCTGCGTCGATGTCAACGATTGTTCCAGGGACGACGTACCACAATTCCGCCTCCGGTATCTCGATGGTCAAGGTTCTTTTGTTTTCGCGGTCGTTCAAGTTTACAATGAGCTGGTTGTACTGGTCCGTTTCGATAAAAACTGTTGCAATTACTTTTTTCCAGCTAAAGCCATAAGAAAACATTTCCTCGATTGTCCACTTGCCAGGCTCGGCGTCCTTTTTCCAATTGCCGCGAGCAAGTAAGTATTGCGGATTGAATTTAATTTTTATACCCATCTCTCGCGACAACGGCCGGACAGTACCAGGCGCTGGTTCGCATTTCTCAATGTAGCGATACTGGTCGGCCAAACGGTTCTCGACTACCGCAAAAAGTTTTCTGTACTCCGGTTCGCTGTTGCCTGCGTTGTTGTCGACCGGTTCGTCGTCGTTTGTGCCGCTGTAATCAACGCCAACAATGAACGGCAGGTAAGGCAAAAGGCGTTTGTTTACGTTCCAGTAGTTCCCCTGCTCTTGCGTATAGATAAGACCGTCGCTTTTTCTTTTCCAGTTTACAATTATTCCGTTGTTTACGGTCCAGTTCCATTCGCGCGGTACTCGCAGCGTTGTATAAACCCGCGAAAACCTGTCGGTCTGCCGGTACTTGTCGTTCAATACGCCTTTTTCCTCGTCCGTCAATGACAAATAACCGTCTGCATTTTTCGCCGCGTCCTGAAATGCTTTTTCCTCGTCGTCTGTCCAGGCTTTTTCCAGTGAATCGTCGGCGTGACGCAAAGAGCAACAAGCTTTTATCTTTGCGCCGCGAACAATTATTCTGTCGTAAGTCGGGCGAATGTCCTGGACAATATCGACGGTCGTTTGCTCTGCCCGTTCCCACAAATTTAATTCTGTCCTGTTCGGGTTCGCCGGTATAACTGTATTGCCAAGCGTTATCGGCTCGTCGACAAGGGTAAAAGGGACAACGGAAACATTGTCGTCGCTGTCAATGTTGAAGCGCCAGCTAAAGCCGCGCGACCTGCTGATTAGAATGTCAAGGGCCTGGCGAACGGTGACAGTAGAATGAAAATCATAAACGCCGATAAGCTGGTTAAGTGCTTCGGCGACCTCGCCGCCCTCGTCGGCTGTTTTCATTAAAAACTTCGGGCCGCTGTAGTCCTGGTAGTTTTGTAAAAGATAAACGGCTATATCATAGTTGCCCCAGGCGTGTCCCTCGTCGGAGAAAACGTGACAATCAATAGAATTTGTCCAATGTTCACGCTGAACATCTTTTTTGTCCTCGCTTCGGTTGCCGATTATTGTTCCACCGTATTCGTAACGCTGGTTAAACGTCGGCAATTCATCGAGCCAGACAGGGTCGCCGCCGCCACCGACCGGCTGAACCCAACCGCCGTCAAGTCGGGTTTCCAAAAGCGCGTCCAGGCTCATCGCTTGCAATATCTGGTCTGCTGTTGCCGTTGCCTGACTGTCTGACTTGCCAAGCAAGCGGAAATTCTCTATCGGGATTATTCCAACCCATAAAATTATTTCGTTCTCACCATAGTAACCGCGAATTTGAACGTAACAATATGTAAAAGTTTCAAGTTCTGTGCCATCGGTTAAGTTTAACTCATCTTCCCATTTTCCAGTTCCGTATAAAAGACGAAAAGACGCTGAACCATACGCCGGCGCTGCCGCGTTCGTCGCGTGTATCGGTTGCCAGTGTGGCGCGTGTGTCCATTCGTCCGACCATAGCTTCTTGTAATAAGTCGTTACCCTTAGACTTTTTGAAATATCGTCCGACTGAATTTGTGTTGTTGTCATTTCAAACCTATTTTATAAGTTCCATTGCCTGGCCTTGCGTCGTATGCGCTTCGTCGATAACCGCTGGACCTGCTGTCGAGCCGATACAGGAAACAATTTCGGTGTTCTCGCTGTCGTAGTTGTACGGCGTCCCAGACCGGCGGCTGCGAACAAGAGCCTTTAAGGTCAGACCATCGCCGCCGAAGGGCGACGTCCAGTTTAGAGCCGCGATACCGTTTAACTTTTTCATATCGACAACAAAAGGTGCGTCTGTTTCGGGGTCGGGGTCTGCGCCGTCGCTTGTATAATAAATTAACCATTGGTCGGCCTGGTAACTGTCGTCGGTATCGTAAAAGTATTGCGCGGTGACGAGAGCAAGGCCGGCCGGCGCTGGTTCAATTTGAATGTTCGACGGCGCGGTCGGCGCCGGCTCGATTTCGTTCCCGTCGTCGTCGAGACGGATTCTAAACTGCTCGGTGTTTTGCGAAACTAAATTGTACTTATTGCGCTTGCGCAGGACGAAACGATATTCGGTCGGTATGCCACCAAGCGATTCGATACCATCGCCGCCGTTATAAAGGAAAGTTCTTTCGGCGGCGGTAAGCTGGCGGTCGAATAGCCGAACCTGGTCCATTTTGCCGTCAAACGGTTTTTTATTAGCGCCTTGACGAAGTCCGATTAGTGTCTCGCCGGTTGAGTGAAGTATTGCGCTTCCTGTTCCCGATGATTCGCCGTTGCGCAGAATATTGTTGATATAAATATCGGGGAAATTACTGCCGTCAGGATTGAAATTGCAGACTATATGATATTTGGTATTGGCCGACAATGCTATTGATGAATTTCGCGTCCTACGGTTGTATGACTGTTGAGAACCACCGTCACCATAAACCACGTTGAGTATACCACCGTTAAGAAACTGTATCCAAAAACCACGATAATAAACATCGTGAGGTTCAGACTCATACAGCGCTTGACTCGTTGCTACTGATGCCCCCGTTTCAAACCACAAACTAACGGAAAAAGGCGCGGTCGGTTTGAGTATGCTGCTGTGCGGTATGAATAACCCCTCCTCGTTTGCTGCCGTTAGATTGAAACACTTGTCAAGGTTCGCCGCGAAAGACGCTTCCGATACATTGTCGGTATTGTATGGCGAGCCGTTCTGTTTCAATGTTCCATCGTTGCCGTTGCCGGAAGTGTCGACTACATCGCTCGACGCTTTGTCGTCGTTCAATTGCCATTCGCCCGAAACCGCAAGACTAAGGTCGGTATATGGTTTCGGCTGATTAAAATGAAATTCAAATAAATAACCAGGCCATATAGAACCATAAGAATTATAAAAGCGAACGCGAAACGCTGTAACCGTTTGTAAGTCGGCAAGACTTTTTTCGACATATTGCCCATCAGCAAAAGCGCCCTGGTAAACGTGCTGCCAGGCGCCAGAGTAATACGCGTCGATGTCAATTGAGCTTATGCGTACCACCGAATAAGTCGCGTAAAACCTAATTCTGCTGCAAGCGGTCGGTTCGTTCGGATAAAATTCCAACCAATCCCCCCAGGACGCCGAAGCAACGCCCTTGTAGGCGTTGGTGGTGACATTATTGTCGTATGCTTGCGCTGGATTTATCCAGGCGTCGCCAGGTTCATTGTGACTTGTTGGCAGTTCCCAACCCATACAAAAAATCCTTTATGTTATGTCGCCTGTTTCGTGTGGTAAGGTTGTAAATGTTTCAAACGGCGCAGCTTCGAAGTCGGGGTCGGCGTCTATACCGCGATAAAGTTCGTATCGCTCGAGCGCATCTTCGGCGAGCCGGTAGCCGCCAAGTCCCTCGTTCGGTCCGTAGTGTGAATAACCTTTCTCGTCGGCGAAAACTGAGACCTCCGCCGATATTTCGCAGGTAACATTTTTTGGACTTATGGCGGAACCTATGGCCAAAACGCTGCCGTCTGCCGATACAGAGCAAAGGCCTATCTCTGCCGCGCCCATCCATTCGGAGTCGGAGCTGACGTCCCCTTCTGCAGATACAGCCATAGCGCCTGTTTTAAGTGTGTATTTTGACTCGATTACTGAGACATCCGCCTCTACAGATATTGAGGCCTCGCGAGTGTTGTCAAAGGTTATGCCGAGAGCGTCGGCGACCCTCGTCATTTCGTTGAACATTGTCTCATTATTAAGACCCGCGAAAAGCAAACCTACGGCAGCACCGTCACTTTTAGCGATTAGCAAAGAGCCGGAGTCTCCGCCCGCGCTCATATTACTTGGAGATATAATCTGGTCTTCCCACCAAGTCCATTCAGGCGAAGTGGCAACCCAGGTTTCTCCAATCTCTGATACGAAACCTTCTGTAACGCCGGTTGTGCGGCCTGACTTTGTGACTTCTTCCCCGATTACCACTTCCCTTATTTCCTGTGGCTGGACCAGTCCTAATATCTCTTCCAGTACATCACTTTCGTTTGTCGGCTTGCATAAGGCACAGTCGACGTAGTTCGGGGTCTCCTCACCACCAAATAAGTAGGGTATAAAAGAGTCGAGTTCGCCGATTTTGTCGGCCGGCCCACCGCCATCATAAGGGCCAGGCTGATAAATATCATCACCGATGTCGGCCTGGCCTTGACTGGCCAAAATATGGCTATTGCTTAAAATGTATTTTTTGCCGTCCGATTCTTTATAACAGACCACGCCGATTGTGCCGGCGGATGTATCGTAATGTCCTACGCTTATTCCGCCGATAGCCGGCCGCCATTTATCTGTGTGACCTAACTGGAGCATTCTAAACACGTCACGTTCCACCACATCAACAGAAAGCTCGTCGTCGTGGGCTTTTTCTCCAGCCTTTAAAGTTCGAATTTCTTTTCCAATTGCCAGGCGTTTGAGTTTCTCGTGTGATTTTTTCTTTTTTGTCACCCTGATTCGCAGAACCCATTGCCCGTTTTTAGGACCATATGAGACACCGTGCGCGTTTTCTGTCTCTTGAACCAATTTCCGAGCAAGGGGTTTAACAATTTGTCGTGCTTGTTTTTGGTTCATCTGTTACACCTGCAATACAACGTCGTATATGCCAAATACCCATATCAAAACATTTTCCATAAGCGGTGACGCTGTCGCACCAGCGGGGATTTCAAGCCAAATCCAGACGGCGGCCATATCGTCGGGATCCAGGACGGGAACAACAAAACCGCCGTCGGTTGTGATACCGGTCGTCCAGTCAAAGCCTGTCACTTCGGACGTGTCGTTTTCGTCGTCTGCGACCGAACACTGGTCTGCAACCGGCAGTTCCTTTGCTATTTTTATTCCAGGGACGGCGTCGAGTGTATCGGTCGCTGTGCCGGCGGCCGGTGTAGTTCCGAGCAGACCGCGGCCAGCAGCTGGCACGGTTAAAATCGTGTCTGTCCGTCCGGAGTAATAGACTATTTCTCGCAGGTCGCCGCTGTTTTGCTGTACGCGACAATAGCCGACTTTCGGCCAGTCGATAAAAGTTCCGGTTGTCTGTATTGTTCCAGAGCCGGACGCGCCGAGCTGGCCACCGTCGCTTGTCTGTCGAGTGCCAAGTGTGCCGATGTAAAATTTCAAATTGCGGATTTTGTAAGACGAGTTGAGGTTTTTAAAGATGATGCAGCGCAGTTTTGTTTCGCCGGCGGCGCGTTCAGTGTCCGAGACGTTAGAAAAACCGATTACATTGTTGACTATAGGCAAAAGTGTTACCGACGCAATGCCGATAAGTTCGTCGGTCGTTTGTCTCGATACTACAATAAACTTTCTCGCGTCACCGTCGGTTTCAAGGACCTTTGTTTCGCTGTTGTTGATTCTAATTGCGTCGCCTGGTTCGCCGCCCGGCGCAGTCCAGGTAAGATTATCACCATCGACCGCTGCCAGGCTGCCTATGCCGTAACCGTTGGCGGCGCCTATCCGTTCGATTTTTATTCCATTTATCGGTTTGCTGATTGTAAAGCCGATAAGGTCGGCGCGCGTAGAGCTGCGATAGTTGCCGAGTGATAAATCGGGGTCTGTCTGTGCGCCGCCGTCGCTGACCGCGCCGCTTAGAAAAACTCCAAGACTGTCAATGTTTGAAAACTCGTTGCCTCGCATATTTTTACGCCGCCGCCAAATTGACTGTGTATGTTACCTTGACAATATCGCCGTTTGAAACTGCCTCATCGCCGCCTGTAAACAAAGCTGTGCAGAATAAAGTTCCGGCTGAACCCTGTTTCGTGTCGTCGGTGCAGAGGAAGGCGCCTTTCATAGTCTGCGTTGCATTGATTGAAAAATAAACGCGTTCGGTGTGGGTAATACTGCCGCTTGCCGCCGCGGCAAAGGTTACCAACTGGCGTACCGTTTCGGCGTATTCGTTCGCTTCCTCCCAACCGCTGTGCGACGCCATTGTGTCGGCCGCGTTAAGACCGGTATAATTGTCGTCGCGAATCAATCCCATATGCCAGGTTGACTTTGCGGTGGTAAAAAACATAGTGTCAAGCCATAATTCGCGTCCGACATTGACCATTGCATTGCGAGCTTCTTTGGTCCATTTCAGCTTTCCGTTTTTGTCGAAGCATTCAAATTTAAAAACGCCCCAGGCTTTAGCTTCCATTTTTTAAGTCTCCGTAATAGTTAAATGCTTTGTTCCTTCGTCGTAACTATAATCAACCGACGGCTTGTCCGGAAAACGAACGAGCAAAACTTGAAACTGCTTTGCTGTTCCTTCGTTTCCATTTTCGCCGACCGGTACTACGCGAAACGTGTGTGTCTGGCCGTCCTCCAAAAAGCGTGACTCGAATTGAAGATAACCGTTCTGCTGCGGCATTCTTTTTCGGCTTACCCAAACCGATGCAACATATTCGTCGATACGATAATACTTTGTATCGGCAACATAGAACCAAAAAAGTCTGAGCCGGCCAGGAAAAACCTGCATAGGCTGTTCGTTTGCGTCGTCCAAAACTTCAACTACAAAACTTGTACCGACTTCGGCCGACAAAATGTATTCGGTCTGCTCTGTTTCGGCGGCTAAGATGCCGTCGATATAAATATAAAAAATTGGCTCGGGTAAGTCGCTGCTGAAAGTTATCTTCCAGCTTTTCAAGCCGACTCTTTTTGGCGGCTGAAGCGTCACCATGACGAGCTCCTTTATTCGGTCGGTTTCAATAACCAACCGGCTATAATTATGTAATCTATACTTGAGTCACTGCAGGCGATAATCTTTTGCACGTTCATAACCCATACATCTACCACTAAAACATTGTCCACCTCCCGCCCCAGGTCGTTGATGACCGTAACTTTTGTACCCTTGAGCTCGCCGTATCTGTCGGTTGCATCACTGGCCGATGAAAGGCTGTCCACGCCCTCGGTTGTATACACCACTGTTTCTCTTACCTTCTTTGCAGTTATCCTATGGCCCGTCCCGTCGATGCCGGGCCGATCGATAATTTCAACGGCTGCTGCCAGTGACGGTATCTGATGTCCGCCCATATTGATAAAATTTATCGGATCTATACTGCTCATTTAATCCATGGCCTCCGAACCGGCATTTGTTGTATTATTCACCTGTCCCTGAATCGCATCTCTAATCTCCATCAATAACTCATTGGTGGTCTTCACCTCTTCTTCGAGTCCGTAATAAGCTTCAAACCCCCTTTTGTATGCGCTCGAAGCCTCGCTGAGACCTTCCCCTCCTCGGGCCCTCCCCTCGGATTCCACGAGTGTAAAGCCCTTCGTCGCACGATATGCCCGCTTGACAAATTCGGGATGTAGCTTGAAGAATGTTATTTCCGGCGGAAGTGTTCCCCCGAGTCCTGACGGTCGTCCTCTAATTTTCCCGCCCAGCTCGTCCAGTTCCGTCGCCCACTTACTGCCGGGTTCTGCCAGCTCCAGTCCCCGCTCGATATTTTCGAGCAGTATCATACGCGCAGTTTTATGCAATTCCCATTTGTCGGGCGTGAGACCAAGACCGTATATTTCCGGTTTGGTTTCTGCGAGGGATTTAACCTGCTTTCGCATTGCTTCAGACATCTCTTGTAAGACGTCTACCGGGCGCACTTTCTTGCCCGTCTCGGCCCCCGCCATTTGCCCTCGTGTCCCCATCTGCGTGGCCTCTGCGGTCATTGTCTCCTTGTACTGGGCCGCCATTTGTTCAACGTACCCCGCCCCGGCGGCAGCCTCTATCTGCGGCAGGACCTCCCAATATTTTCTCTGACCCACCTCGCCGAACATCTGCCGCATATACTGAAATCCTTTGCCTCCGACCGTGGTCTTGAATACGTCCATCGCCGCCGGCCCGGCCGCCTCGACCTCTTGATATAATTCCCTCACGAACTCGTACCGTTCCGGCGCGAACATTGAACTGTAATCCAGTCCCTTTTTCTCCGCTTCGGTTGTATAATATTTAATCGCCTTTTTGGTCCCGCCTGCAGCAATCTCCAGGGCTCTTTTCGATGCGGTCCCTGCTTTTTCGACGGAACCGGTTGTCTGGACAGCCGCGACCATTTGAGCGAGGGCCTCTGCAAAAGTGAACCCCTGCTCTTCAGCTGTTACCAGCGGCGTAATAAAAGGCTTGATAAATTCTCCCGTCTCTGCAATCGACGACGCCGTTCCGGCATACAACTGGTTCAGCATCCACATCTGCTGCGGCCCGGTTGTTGCTCCGAAAAGATCGAACATCTTCGGTATAAGTGTTGTCTCTTCAGGTAAGAGTCCCGCTGGCGCGGCGAACTGGCCTATCGATAGCGCCGCGGCCTTTGCTTTCGCCGTCCCGGCATCCATTGCCGATTCGGAGAAAAACAGGGCCTTCGCTGCCACGTCGAGCGAGATACTGCTGGCCCGGGCGACTTCCTCGACATCTCCTGTCACCACGCTTATCCCGCCGGGCGATACATCCCTTCTCAGGTGTGCAATTTTCAGTACCTGCTGCTCGGTCGTCAGGGCAACTTCGTGCATTTCCTTTTGCAGTTGGGCCGCTTTTTCCAGTTCCGAGACAACCGATCTTATCCCCTGGACCACCGTGCCTATCGTTGCGAAAGAGGCCAGCCACGTACCTGCCGAGCGGGCCATACCACCCATTACCTGTTCGCCCTTTTTGCCCTCCCGGTTCACCTTCCGCTGCCCGTCGGTCGCTTTCCGCTGGGCCTCAACTACCTTCAGGTACGCGTGCACCGCCCTGGCCTCGTCCGCTTCCAGTATGAATTTGGTCTTTGCCATTTAGCGTATCACCTGCCTGTCTTTGAGGGCATTGAGTTTTTTCGTAACTTCTTCATTGAGCCTTTTTGCCATTGCCGTCGCTTCCGTTTTGGTAACTCTCGTCAGCTCGTCCGGCTTGTCAGGATGCCCGGCCGGCTTCATCCAGAAGTGCCTGGGCGCCCTCATTGTTCCGGATGCCCTTTTTGCCGTCCCGCTGATTTTTACCGATTGCGTCAGCATGCGCATGGACTTTCCGGAAAATTCCAGCGGGCCCGCGGAAGGTCTCCTCTTTCGTTTGTACCTGGTATACTTGATACTCCTCGGTGCATAATCATACTGTTTCTTCGCCCGCGGTTTGAAATGAAGCGGCATAGTTTTCTCATGCCAGCGACCCACCAGTTTGTACAGTCCGGCCTTTACAAACTTTCGGAAGTTCTTCACCATCCCCTTCGGACTTCCTTCGATTACCATAACGCTGCGTATCATTTATGCATCCTCGTTCATCAGCCAGAACAAATCCGCACAGCTCGGGTAATATTCCTTAATCAGTCCGGCTCTCCACTGCCGGTATGTGGCGAATCGTCTGTGTCTGGTCGGCTGTTTTTTTTTATGACCTCCACCAGTGTCGGCAAATCTATAATCGCATTCAGTACCTGGTATAGATGCTGGGTCGTTATGAGTTTTAACGCATTTACCTCATCGGCAGTGACGCGGTAGTTCCAGCCAAGCGCCTTAATCGCCAGTTGCATTCTTTCCGTCACCGGCATCTCCGACTGGTAGTCTTTTTCGTCTTTGCCTGTCTCTCCGAGAAAATCGGCCCAGAGTCTTTCTACCATAGCGCTGAATTCCGCGTACTTCGGCAGGTCCTCGGTCATGACCTCACCGTCTTTGCCGAGTAGCAGGGTCTTGGGCAGGGTCGAGCCTCCGGGTATTATCCTGCAGACCGGGACCAGCCATTTATTCCCGTCTCCCAGCTCTACCTCGTGACCTGCCAGTTGAGTCGGTCTCGCCAGGTCCCCGGGCCCCGGTGGCTCGTTAACATAAAAGCCTACCTGGTATTTGCCGCTGAGCGATTCGGCCCAGTTCTGCTCGCCGGGTTTGAACAGCAGTTGTTTCGGTTTAATTGTACTGACTAAGATACACGATTTACCGCCCGGCCCGGTGGTAATCGGCCGCTGGGACGGGCTCTCCGGCCCGAACAAACCCTCGAGCCCGGCCTTTTTTATTTTGCTTTCGCTGGCCAGGCCGGTACCTGGTATTGCATAGATAAACGCTGCCATTACTTATTCCCTTTTTGCAGGTGGTTTCTTGCCGAGCTCCAGTGCCTGGACGACCACCGCGGCCGCCTGTTTGGCTTCGAGGGCCTTCAGGGCCTCCTGTCGGTGCTTTTGCACCTGCTGGCCCGTCAAGGCCCGTGTATCGAGCCGTGCGAGCCTGCCATAGGCCTGCTGGGCCTCTCTGAGCTCCTCGCGGGCCTGTGTCAGTTCCGATTTTTCCTTCTTTGCCATAATTACCTCACTTTGATTAAGTCAGGCCGGTAACGGCCAGAATTGCGTCTGTTCCATCGTAGACCGGCGTTATCAATACTCCGCCTTCGACCATCTGTGGATGGGCGGCTCCCAGGTCCTGAAAGTGTGCCATGCCGGCGTCGACGGAAAATGTGATGGGGCTGCTGCCTCGCACACCGCCTGCCAGCTGGTCGTGCAGGATTATGGTCGAGTCCGTATCGCTCTGTGCCACTCCGGCTATATCCCAGGTCTCAAACGCCTCGACATCTCTCGAGCGTGCGATAATCGTCGGTGCCTGCCCCCGGATTCCGACCTCGGTCGGATATACATGACCGTCGGCGGTATTGACCCACGGTACGTTCCCGAAATTAAGGGTCCAGCTGGTAAGGCCTTCGAGCGCCGTTCCGTTAATACTGATCGGCCCCATCGTATAGACCTCGTCCGTAACATCCTGCCCGGCTTCCAGCGACTGGCTGCCCGCGATTACTATCGGTGACGCCGACCCGTCGGCGCTCGTCATAATAACAAGGTAGTTGAGCGTCGCCGGCCGGCCCTGTACCGCGTTTATCGAGACCGGGATTATCATCCCCGTCGCCGCCGTGACCTTGATATGAGCGAGTGTCCCGGCCCGCAGTCCGGCTTCGAGCATTTTTTGAAAGTAGAACGCATCGGAGCTAAGCGCTGCGCCCGTTATCCCGCCGCAATTGGCCAGTGCCGTTTTTATCTCCGTAGTGACAAGGTTAAGTTCCGGCCTTATCTGTCCTACCCCGACAAACGCCGGGCTCGGGGCGCCGGAGCCGCCGACAATCATCTGCTCGAGGTTCGGATTCAATCTCGAGTCCTGTATGCCCTTGATAAGCGTTGCCGAATGTTTGTAGGCTGAAATTACGTAACTATTCATTTGGATTTCTCCTATTCATTTAGTCCCCAGTTAATTAGTAGTCTTATCCCGTAAATAAAATCCCCGCCGTCGGACTCGTATTGAGCAGGCCCTTCTACGATGTCCCACGAGTTAATCACAAAGTACCCCGGCTGAACACTAAGCGCGATTGCATCGTTCATAACACCCTCGTAGAAGTTCTCGAAGTCTGCCTCGGCATTGTTGGGCTGGTCCTTATATTCTGCCGGTATTTCTCTCTCGAACCTCAGCTCGACATCGCCGCCGTGTACGTACTGGCTGACCGCCTCGAAGTCGCTCTTGTCATTTCCAACCGAGCTGATCAGTGCGAACGGCCGCGTGAGGTTTTCCGCCTCGTAAGCCGTGATATGGATCCTCAGTTTTGCCGCTGTGATTTTCTCCGACGGTGTCCCGGTAGCGCCGATCGCATCCTGAAAAGTTGTACACTCCGCTATAAGGTCACGCAGATTTGATTTTGCCAAGCCGCGGTTGCCTGTCGGTACTACATCCGTCATATTTCAACCTTTCCCATGAGTTTTATAAAGGTACAGTCCGTAAGCTATAATTCCGATAATGCCCCAGACGATTACTTTTTGCAGAACCCCGAGCCAGAATTCTCGCGAACGCAGGATTGATTTTTTACAACCGTTTAACCTTTGCACGCGGGCTAATAAGCCTTTGTCCGGGTCCGGGTTGCCGAAGAGGACCTGCTCGACCCTCGATATTTTCTCGCCGCGGGCATCGCACCGCTCGTCGAGTGCTCCTTTCCATTCGAGAAGTTCTTTGATGCCCCTGTATATTTCCCTTAGCATTTCGTTGCTGTTCATTTCACGTCTCTCACCTGACAGGAAGTTTATTTTTATGTGTCTCGTGACGGCGGCTCAATTCGTCGCTGTTTCTGCATTGCAGCTCCGCCACACCCGATGAAATATTATTTATCGCCGTCACCACCCACATCTCGCCGCCTGCCGTTATCGTATCGCCGATGGCGGGCGCCGCCACATCGGCCAGCGGCACGGTAATAGTCCGGAACCTGATTTCCGCCTCGCCCATATCGTCATCCTGAATGTCGGTGTTCGGCGGGCTGAGGGTCGCGGTGATACTTTGTCCTTCTCCGCCTTTCGGTGTATAGGTCACCGTCTCGCCGAACTCGGTGAGAATTTTTGCGTTGGCCGCTGCCATATTGTTTTCGAATGTACTGGTCATAACCTTCACAGGCAGGGCGGCGGTCGGAGTTGAAAACCGCCGCCCTCTATCTATGAAAAAAGGTGATTTCGCTGTTCGCTTATTAAGCCAGTTCCACCCTGTGGACCAAATAGGTGCAGATCACTATAAGGACCGTATCGCCCGTTGCATTGCCGGTGTAGTTGTCGCCGTTGTTATCGAGCACGACCGCCTTATTCACCATCGTCGTCACCGCGGCCCCTGCAATGTCTTTTATCTGCGGCTGGGCAATGGTATCAGCGCTGTTTATAATAAAGTCGCCTACAACATCGGCAATCGAGGTCCCGCCGGCTGCATCGTAGACCACTTCGAGGTCGTCCGGCGCAGACGGTTCGGCCAGCACTTCCGAGCCGTAATCCAGTATCATCTGGATGCCCTGCACCTGAATGACCCTGTCGGCTCCCGGCGCGGCTATCAGCTCGATTTGTGTCGTCGCCAGCAGCATGATTTGGGCGGCGGTAAGTTTTACCATCGTCTTGAGCACGGGCCCGTACCCGTTAAGCTCCACGACGGCCTCACCGTCCGTTGCCGTCAGGGCGGCCCTTAACCGGCCGATAAGGAAATCGGCGTCCGACAGCTTCGTTGTCACAGCGCCTGTCCCGGCGGTACCACCATACGGGTCGCCGTCCTCGTCCCAGCCGACAACGTCTCCATCGCTGCCGGTGACCGCCGCAGCGCGGGCCTTAATAATTCCCTTGACCTGGGCGGCGCCGAGTGCATTGGCTGCTATATCGGTAACACACTGGCCTGCCTGGTTACCTGCCTGGACTATCTCGCCTGCGGTCCTGGCTACGGCCGGTGTATAGTCGACGGCCTCGCCGGTCTGATAAAATTCTGATTCGTGATTCATGGTTCAACCTTTCGATAAATGTTGATTTTTAAATTCTTTACTTTTTTACCACTTCTTTGCAGATACTACCCGGCCGTTTTAGTCGACCTCGACCGCGGTCAGCTCAGCCTCTTTTGCTTCGATAAGCCCGATTATCTCGGCCATGTTGCATTTTTTCGGCAGGTCGACGCCTAAGTCGTTGGCGTACCTGACGAGCTCCGGCTTTCGGAGCTCGTGGATGTCGACCGCTTCGGTCTCAGCCGGTTTCTCCGGCTCTTTTTGCTGCATACCCGCCAGGGGCGCTGAGCAGTTAAAGCACTTACCGTTGGCGGCGGCTTCCGAGCCGTGCCGTTTGACGTTATAGTGCCACTCATCGTCGATAAGGACCAGCTCGTTCTCCTGGCCACAGTCGCATTTGATTTCCTTAGTTTCCATAACTCACCTTTCAATAAATTGTTAACAATTTGCTCTTTGCAATACTGCCGCGTTAAAAACTATGTCCCTTCACTGCCCTTTCTTAGGCCGTGTTCTTCTGCATACTGCGATGGTCCATACTCTTACAGCCGGTATCATGGTACACGCGGAACGTGATACCCATCCGATCCGGTCCCATCGGGAACCTCTCGAGCGTCGGCTCGCGCCTGCCGTTAAGGAACGCCACTTCGATCGTATCGCACAGGTTCTTATTGCCGGTCAGGTACCAGCTCGTGGCCGAGTACCCGGTGAACGCTGCGTTCGAGAGTCTCGCCTCGCTGACCGCCTCGATGTTAAGGTCGCTGATGGCGTTGTGTGCCGGCTTGACCGAGTCGGTACTGCCCGTGATTACTATCGTCGCTGCCTTTATAATCTCCGAAGCCGTGAAAAACAGGTCCGGCGGCACCAGCAGGACAGCTACCGGCACGTTGATGTTCTTACCGTCCTTATCGGTCTGCTTCATGAATACAACGAGTGCCGCCGCCAGGTTGTCCTTGGTCAGTGCGGCCGATGTATTCAGGTTGCCGTGGTTGGCGTGGAACAGTGCCGTCCCGTCCGCCATTGCCCCGTTAGCCAGAAGGTGTATATACACCAGGTCGCCTACCAGTCGTTTCGCCCGGGAGCCCATATTCCGCGGCTGTTTGGTAAGGGCGTTCAGGTCGTCGTCGATAATCTGGACGCGGGTAATTGCGAAGTTCTTCGCATACGTAGCTACCGAAAACTGCTCGCCTTCTTCGGTCGCTCCACCGTACTTGACCTCGCCTCCGGCACCTACTTTGAGCAGGTCTCCGGTATCGGTCAGCCTCGCCCGTGTCATCGTCTTGAAGTCGGATGCGTTCCCGGTGGTGCACCACTTTGGCCAGGTCTCGGGCTGCATGTTATAGCCCTTCAGCAGCGCCTTGTTCGCCACGTTCGACAGCAGCAGCGGCAGAGACGCGGTCGAGAACGCCGCCCTTATCGTATCCTCTCGTCCGGCCGGTACCTCGAGGCCGTCGAGCAGGACCGCTTGGCGGCACATATCAAGCATCGACAGTTCCCGGAACCTGTGTGCCTGCTCGGCCTTCTTACCATCGTCTCCGTCGGTGACAATGTCCTCGTATCCAGCGCGGAGCAGCATCGCATTTTCGAGGATTTCCCGTGTTATCGTCCGGTCCGGTATCATTATCCCGGGCGCAGCCACTTTCGCCCGGTTCTGGCGTACCGCGGTAAGTACCATCTCGCGCGTCTGCTCGATGGTCTTGCCCTCGCGGATACATCTTTCGACGATCTCGTTATCGAGATCGTCACCGGCCAGTCCCCTGATAGCGCTGACTCGCTCCCGTTCGATGCGGACCGCATCATCGGCAATCTTTTGCGAATCTACTTCCGGCGGCTCTGTTCTTTTTTCGGGCGGGTCCGGTTCGGCCCGCTGTCCGGGTGCCGGCTCATTGCCGGTGGGCGGCTCGGTGTTCTTCGCTTCCAGCTCGGCCCTCTTTTGCTCGGCCTCAAAGTCGACCTTGAGCGCTGTTCTCTGCTCGTCGCTCAGGTCGTCGTAACTAAGGCCCCTGGCGGTTAGCCATTCCTTGAATTTTTCCATCTGACTGTCCTTTCGATTTTCGATAACAGATTCTTCTCTATTCTTAGCTGCGCCGTCGGCCCCGATAGCGCAGACACTATTTTCTCTTATCTCCCAGCCGGTTGCTATCCGAAGCGGCAGCTCACCGGCGGTATACTCTACTCCTTTGACCGTTTTTGTCTTTCCCGGCTCAATCTCAACTGCCCGGTAGACCTTGTACCCGACCGAGTTGTCTTTCAGGTGTCCCTCTCTCGTTAGTGTCCAGGCATGCTCGGCCGGCTCAGATGCACTAAAGAAATTCCTTCCTATAAGTTTTTTCCCTTCGACGCGTAGTTTTCTTGTCGAGCCGAGCTGTTTCTGCACGGTGAACCGGTCGTGCGTATCGAGCATGGGCACCTGCTCGTCTTTCGGTATCCGGCAGCCGGCCATCAGCAGCACCTCTTCGATTATTCTAAAGCTGCTCCAGTCCAGGACCTTTACTTTCGCCTCGGTCGCGATGACCGCCTCTATACTGCGCGTCTTTTCGTCCAGTGTATCAGCTCGCAGCTGGTACACTCGCGTCGTCAGGTCCCGTCGCTGCAGACCTTCGAACTTCGATTTGTTTGGTTCGTTTATGTCTGGAGTTCTCGTCTGCAGCATTTATTTTGTCTCCTTATCTAAGAACGCCCGTTTGTACCGCACGCGCAATATCTTTTTTGGTTTTGTTGGCGTCTTTTTCCGTTATTATCCCCAGCTCTTTGAGCAGTTTAATTTCCTTGACCCGCTGCTTGATTTCCCTGTCCCAGTCGCGACCCTCGCGCGAGTACTCGATAGACAGGTTAGTCGTAAACGACTTTAATCGTCTCTCCTGGGCGAGCGCTTCTTTCGCCGGGTCCACATGTTCCTGTCCCGGCCAGAACCACGCGGGCGAAATTACAAGGTCCGTCCTTCTGAGATTCTTCAGGTACCCGGGTATTAGCGCTGCCTCTCTGAGCCAGGCGTGGAATATTCTGTTGGTTACATGCACCTGCAGCCAGGCCCTTACTGTCTTTATCGACCGGTAATACACCTGCCAGTCGAGCCGGCCCGATGCGTAGTTGTACTTTGAGCTGTTGGCCGCCGCCACGTTGAACGGCATATTCAGGCATCGTGCGATTTCGTTTATCAGCTCGTGCTTGAACATCTCGTATGTGGTCGTCGGCTGTTCCGACTTGAACTGCTGCATCTCGCTTCCCGATGGCAGTGTCAACATTGAGTTCCGGGGGATCTCGACCTCGTCCATCGACTCGACTTCATCTTCTTCCGTCCCTTCGGCCTCGGTCTTCATGACCGCCGAGATATTCGCCGCCTGCTCGGCCCCCTCGACCGTCGCCAGGGTGTACCTTCGAAGCAGCGGCAGCAGCGGCAGGGCGGGTGTCAGCCAGGGCACTCCCCGCGACTGGCCCGGCCGTTCCATCCGGAAAAGGTGTATGACCTGCGACGCCGGCACCCGGTCGTACTCGCCCAGCCCTCCCATCGCGACGAAGGAATTCATCGCTCCGGGATGTTTTTTGAGTATGTAATACGCTACCGGCTTTCCGTCGGAGTCGTATTCTATACCATCGCGTATTTTATCATCGCCCAGCGCCAGTCCTCCGGTCCCGAACAGCGACGTCGGGGTAGTGACACGGTCGGGTTCTATAATAGTCAGTCTCAGTTGCGGCGCGGGCGTGGCGTTAATCCAGCTGTTTTTTCTCGGCGCGTTCGTAAGTACGATAAAGGCCTCGCCCGATTCATCCTGCTGCAGGCTGCCGGCAAGTTTCAGCATATCGGCGAAATTAAGTTTTCCGGTCGAGTCGCATATTTCGCACCACTGCCTGAACTTATTTTCTATTTCCGAATCGAGGTCCGGGTTGTCGGTCTGTATCTGCAGTTGCGGTCCCGACCCGATCGTATCGTTGGCCCTGGTCTCGGTTATTCCTTTTGCATACGAGTTGTTTCTTACCTCGTACCGGGTCCGGTTTCGAAGTGTCGCCAGGTCCTGCCGGATAGTCGAGTCGGCGTCCCGGCCGTCTGCGTAGAGCCAGTGGTTTTTGTTATGTCGCGTGGTCGCCGCCGCATCGTACGAGCGCGCGTTACTTCGCGATGGTATCCTCACCCGTTCGCGGCCGGCCATGCGGCTCGGCGCTTTCTGTTTTGTTTTTCTGCTGAATAGTGAAAGAAATCTCATTTACCTCGCCCCCCCGGTCTTTAGATGTCGGATTGTAAAGCCCCGACTGTTGGTCGATGCGACGTTTAGTTTAGCGTAATACTTGCGTGCCTCGATAAGTTCTTTCAGCGAGCGGTACGTCACCGAGCGTCCCGACTCGGTTAGCATCACGGGCGAGCCCGCCCAGTCTGTGATTGCCGCATCTATCGCTGCTATTATCGCCGTATAGTCGGCCACGTTTTCCCTTTCTTTTTTTAACCGCGGCCAAAAAAAGAAGCGCTGACGCGGAGATGCGGCCCCGCACAGCGCTTCTTTCTCGACCTTTCAGTATTGCAAAGAGCTTCTGTTATAATCTTCGTAAATTGGGTAAGGAAATGTTAACGCAAAACCGGCGAAAATGGGGATTTTGAAGAAAATGGTACAAATGTAGACCAAAATATTCAATTTAAGATATTTTCTTATACTATTTTGGCGGTTCCCATTCTAGAAAGGGAATTTTTCTACCCTTCAACCGATTACAGCTTATACATGCCGGAATGACATTTACCTTCGTATGCCATCCACCTCGTTCTAATGGAATTACATGTTCGTGCACAAGTTTTCTACTTTTTTCCCCACAATAAGCACATCTATTTTTGAAATGTTCCAGGGTTTCCAACCATTCCTCCAAAGTTAGCGTGAAGGCTTCTTTTGCCTTTTTAAATATGCTGCGTCTTTTGCATGTGGCACGGAGATTTGCTTCTTTCCCCTTTGCCGTTCGCTGATACTTCTGAAATACTTTTCTTGTTATAGCCCTGCCTGTTTTCGTTTTTCGATATTTATGAATGCTGTTTTTTTTGATTATTTTTGCTTTTTCAGTTTTCCAATATATTCGAGCCCACTCTTTTAAGTAAGTTTTATTTTTTTGTTGGTACAGACGTTGATATTTGCGGAGACATTTTTTACATTCACCATTAAGTCCATCTCGATTAGTCGGGTGTTTGTAAAATTCTTCCGAACTTTTGTATTTATGACACTTCGAACACTTTTTTTTCATTTATCAATCGTCTCTCTCGTCCGGATTGTTTTTCCGCAGTAGCGGCATATTTTATACCTGCGCACAGCGCCGGGAATATTGACCGTCTTTACCGTATCGAACGGCCGGCCGTCGATAGTTCTAAAGTCGGCGCAGCCGCACGCGGGGCATTTGAGTCCATCTGGTCTTTTCTTTTTTTTCTTTTTTTTCTTTTTTCCGAACATCTTAGTTACCTTCTTCGTCTCTGTTTTTCCGACAGTCTGATTTTCTTTTTTCGCGCTGCCGCCCGTTTTCGTTTTTTACCCGGATGCCGGCCGAAGCGGATATGTGCCTTTTTGTAATACGCCGCCGCCGCCGCCAGTACCGCCGTATCCAGATGGTGGGTCGGCGCCCCCTTACTCACCGGCTGCCAGTGCCACGAGACCCGGCCGTACTTGTCACGCGTCTTTACTTTTACCTCGTTGCAAAAGTCCAGGAAGTACCTTTCCGGTATCTCGTCGTAAAACTCCGTCGCCCCGCGTTCTCCCGGCGTTCGTTTCGCCCAGGTAGTGACACGGTCCTTGAAAAATTCCGTATCGATTAACAATTGCTGCATGCCTTTGTACCTTTTTCTTCTCTCGTAACTGACCCGGTCCAGTTTCGCCGCGACCAGCGGCGCCCTTTGGTGCTGCACGCCCTTGGTGGGAATCGCCAGGCCCGGGTACTGCAGGCAGAAATCGTATACCACATCCGGTTTATACCTCGAATCGATAAACAGCTGCACCACCGCCAGTTCGGGTTTGTTTTTATTTACTCCGATCGGGTCGGCCCACGGGAACGGGCTCAGCAATACCTCATCTTCCAGCTCCTCGAAACTTCCCACCGACCCGCTGGAGATGACCTGGTTCTTCAGTCCGTACCCGAACCCCCGTACCTCGTAATCTATGCGCACCATCCCTCGCATGTCCTCGTGATAGTCGGCTCCTGCTACGAGTATCAAACAGTCGTCCGGCACCGTCCCCCGGCTGAACTGTCCCTTATGACTGCGCAGCTGCGTAACATCGACCTTCATCCCGATTTCCTCCCACACCTCGGCCAGTACCTGGTTCTTGAACTCGCGCAGCACCGCCGGCGATACCTCGTCTTTTGTCACTTCGAACCACTCTGCCAGTACCCGGTGCCACAGCAGCCACGGGCTGAGCAGCCCGTCTATCCAGAACCCGCAGTGGCGCCTGCCCCGCAGCGGCTTTCCCGTAAGCCTGCCGTTCTTATCTACCCTGCATCCAGCCGGCACCCAGAGCCCATTGGCCAGCATGTCCATCTTGTAATGCTCTTTGATTTTCCCCTCGCAGTATTCGCATTCGTAGTAGACGCATTCGTTTTCAATTATTACTTCCGGGTCCCTCAGGTCCGGCGGGTCGACCTTCAGCCTGCCAAATTTGAGTCGCTGGTACCGCCCACCACAGTGCGGGCACGGTACGTGATACGTCTGCATGTTCGAGAGCTGGTACGACTGGTAGATAAAGCCGTCTTTTGTGGTCGGCGTGCACAGGTAAACTATTTTCACATCGCCGAACGTCGTGGTCCTTCGTTTGCCCAGTTTGACCGGTGAGCCTGCCTTGCCGATAAGCTCTTTATATTTGTCCGTCTCATCGAAGAAGATTCGGCCGATCGGTTTCGACGCCAGTGCCGGCGCCGACTGTGCACTGATAAAGTACAGCGGCATCCGGTCGAACCTGAAAACCCGTCCGATTTTCATGTCCCACGGCCGGCCCGTCAGGTGCCTGGCAAGTGCCGGGCTCTTCTCGAACATCGGCCCGAGCCGGTCGTTGGATATATCCTCGCAGTCCTCATCCCTCGCTATTACATACGCCGACTCGACCGGGTCCACATCGACGGTATAGCCTATCATATTAAAAACATCCTCGGTCTTGCTGCATTGCGCGGGCCCGACGATCGTAATTTCCTCGACCACCGGTTCGCCGTAGGCGTCCATAATTCCTTTTGAATACGGTACCCTCTCGGTCCGCCACGGTCCGGGCTCGGCGCCGCCGACCACTATTCGGTTCTTATCGGCCCAGTGACTTACCGTCACTTCCGGCGGCATCGCCCAGGTGTCCTTCTCGAGCTGCGTCCAGGGCTGTTTTGCTCTCATTATCATTTATGGTTCCTCGCGCTGTCCGGCGAACACTTCGATGGCGTGTATTATTTCCTTTCTGATTATCTGCTGCATCCTCTTCGACGACTGGCCGTGCAGCAGCGCTGGCAGTTTCCTCGGCAGTACGAGCAGTACCCTTTTGATCGCCTGTATCCGTTCGACTCGGCCCGTCTCGACCTCATCGAGCTTTATAAGCCGGCCCTGCTTGAGCTCCAGCTCCATCTGCATCAGTTTGGCCTTCGCGTCTTTGTACTGGGCGTCGGCCGACTGGCTCTTTTTTTTCTCTTCCGTCGCTTCCTTGCCGGCGTTCCTTTTGAAAAAGTCCAGTTGCGACTTAATGAATTTTTTCTTCCCGTCCGCTTTGAGTGTAAGCATCCCCTCGTTGGCCCATCTTCTTATCGTCCTGGTCGATACCCCGGCATAGTTGGCTGCGTCTTTTTGCGTATTGATAAGCTCGGCCGCCGCTATCTCGGCCGCCTTCGCCGTCCGGCCGGTCTTTTTTTTGGCCTTTTTCTTTTTATTTTTCTCTTCGAGTTTTGCCAACTCTTCCAGCTCTTTCTTAGTGAGCGCCCGGTTATTGCGCACCTTATCGAGCAGGTGGATATGCCTCTGTTTCTCGGCAATCTCCACCGGGTCGACCTCGACCTGGACAGCGCGTTTTTTTATTGTTTTACGTTCTTTTCTCTGGTACTTTTTTTTAACTGCAAAGAAGCTGATGCGCAAAAATGAGCGAACAGCTTGCACCTGTCCGTCTCAGGCGGTTTACCTGGTACTTACCGCCCGCATCGGCTCTTTTTATACTCTTTCAACCGCACCCGAATTACACTTATTGCATTTGTCCGGTTTCTTATCGTACGTCTCGCCGCACTCGTGACACATGAACTTGCCCACCAGTATCGGGGCTCTCAGCTTGGCGATTTTATCTTTTGTCCGGTCCTTTTTTCGAAGTTCGGCCGCCTCTTTTTTATTGCCGAGTTTCTCCTGTACCGCCGCTGCCGCCAGCTCTTCCGATTCGAATCCAGATTTAAACCACTTAAGGTCTCCTCTGTTTATCTGCGCCGTCCATCTTCCGGTCGTCTTAACGTATGAGACCCCGTAATATTTCGAGCTTCCTTTTTGGGTGGTCTTTACCGGGCCTGGTTTGACCTCTGCCAGCACCTTTGAAAGTTTTCTCAGCCTGGCCGCTTCTTTGTGATCGCCCAGGTGTTCGGCTACCTTCGCTGCTGCCAGCTCTTCAGTCTCGAACTCGCCGCCGTACCATCGGTCGTCTTTCCGGTTGATTTTCGCTTTCCACTCACCGGTCTGTTTATGAAACGAAACTCCGTAGTACTTCGAGCTTCCCCACCCAGGCTTCCTCCCGGGCCTTCCGCGTTCTGATTTGCCGGCAGCTGACACTTTCTTTTTGGCCTTTTTTATCTTAGGTACCGCCGCCGGTTTTATCAGCGGCATTGCGATAGGCATGAATTCCTTCGCTTCCGGCGTCCCCAGCCTGACCTGCAGTTTCAATCTGGAATCGAGGTTGACCAGGACCACCTCGGGCTGTTCGATTACCTCTTCGATACGGAAGATTTCTTCTCCCGTCCGGGTAAAGAACTTTTTCGATAGATTTTTTTCCGACAACATTTTTTTCTGACTCCTTTCACTTATAAACAATTTTTCATATTCCGAACCATTCACAGAGTACCCCGAGGGCCTCTTGTTTTATTCTCGAGGCGAAGACCTCCTCCCACCCAGCGCCATCGCGGACATAGACCCGATGGTACCCGCCCGACCAGCATATCCTTATCCTGACATTCGCCGGCGTCTCGGACAGCTCGACCCTGCGGCACCCCTTGTCGAGACATTCCGTGCACGTCTTCGAGTGCACACTGCCGTGTTTTTTGAACTTCTTCAGTGGCTTTAATTTTTTGCATTCCCTGCATCTTCTCATTTAAACATCCGCTATATCCTTGTTTCTTTTACACCGCTATGCGTTGTTTCAATTTTACGAAGCTCAACCCGCCGCATTTGGGGCATTGCTCGGGAAGCTCCCCCTGACAATCAAAACCACAGCTGGGACATTCCCAAGCGGCCGGTCTGCTTTTGTAGTATTTTCTTGTTCGCCTGTTAAGCTTGTGGCGTTTTTTGGCTGCCCTGGATTGCGCCAGTCGCAAATTGATTACATATTCCGGGTCCCGCCGCATCTGCAGCTCAAGCAGGGCCGGCTCATAACATATGTCACCCGGGCTGGTATGGATCCGCATCGGGATCGCGAATACCTCTATCGGTTTGACGGTCGGATGTTCGAGCCCCGAGTTCCGTTTTTTACCTTCCCAGTCCAGCTCCCATACATCCGTGTAATATTCCGGCGTCGTCGGGTCCCCGTTTTTCATATAGCCGACCGGCCAGATCGTTCCAACTTTTTTGTTGTGTGGTTTGAACGGCGGCATTTTACCTTTCACCCACATCAAAAGACACCACGGTTTGACCCAGATAATCTGCTGGTGGACTAAAATACCAAGTTCCTCACAAACCTCGTCCAGCATGCTTCTACGACTGGCCGCATGCCAAATATATAGTGCGGTTTTTGGTTTTATGAATTTGAGCCCGACAATATAAAAGGCCTTTGTGAAACTTTTGGGGTCCTTGATGTCTATTTCGCGAAAAACATCCGACCAGTCCTTACCGCCGATCGGGCGGTCGTCACCGGTATAATCGACGCAGTAGGGCGGGTCGGTCGCAAACAGGCTCGCCTTCTGTCCGTGAAACAGGCGGCTCACGTCCTTTGGGTTTGTACTGTCACCACATAGGAGTCGATGTTTCCCCAGCTGCCACAGGTCCCCGGGTTTTGTTATTGTTTTTCTCGGCGGCTTCGGGACCTCGTCATCCGGTACCAGCCCGGCTTTCTCAGCGCAATCAAAGTCCGCCCTCAGCTCTTTCAGTCGCAGGTCGATATAATCCTGTTTTCCGATCTGTTTTTTGAGCGTATCGATATACCCTGCCAACTCGGCTATGAACTGACCCTGCAGCAACGGACTATTGAGTGATAGGTTGAGCAGTTTTTCTTCCGATGGCGACAGCCATACGGTAACGCACGTGCACTTATAATTCGGCCCGTGGAGTTTTTTCAGGGCCTTGTACCTTTGATGGCCCCCGATAATCGTCTTTTTACCACCCCGCGTATTTACCACGATCGGCTCGACGCATCCGAACTTTTTTATTGAGTTCGTCAGGCCTTCCATGGCCTCGTCTGTTATCGTCCTTGGGTTATAGGGTGCCTCTTTGAGCTGCGAGAGCTTGAAGCTCTCTATCTTCGGCTCCATCCGAACATTTTTCTTAACCATCCCTGTCTACCTTTCTTATTTGTTTAGATCTATAGGGCAATGTGGCAAATAAACTTTTCTATTTGGAAAAATCCCCAAAATCCGTCCGTCGCTGAGGGTTATATGTCCCGTTGTTTTACCGTGCCCGCAGCAGCATCCCTCTGTCGGTACTGGTGGGCCTGCCTGATTTAAGGCCTTGACAATCGGAGCCAGACACCTATCCACATCGACCTCTACACACCTTATCTCACCGACGTGATGAACTTCCACTTTTACCGTATCGCCGTGCTTGCACATTTTTTTTCACCTCGTTAATTAGTTGTCACTCGGCCACTCGGCCCTGCTCAAAATTCTTTCATCAATATTCTAAATGCTAATTTCGCGAACACCATTCAATGCTGCCGTAGGGTGTATAGCGTTCAAAATTGTTAAATTTTTCCAGTTCTATGAGCCTACCCACCCTGTGACATATATATTCCGGTTCGACATATAAATTCGGCCGGAAAAATCTCTCGATACACTTACAGCAATACCAGTACGTTACACTAAAGCCTGAATCGGTGGATATTGAAGTAATAATCTCACCCGTGACAAAACCCCCACCACATTCAATACACGGCTTCCATTCCTTGCCGGTTGCAACAACTTGAGAAAATATCTTCATTCCTGATTATCCTGTTTCCGCATCAAAGGCAAAAATTCCTCTCCAACTATTCTGCGTCGCTCGGCTTGCTGCTTCTCAAACAAACTCTCAAACCCTTCATCTTTCGCCGCCGTCTCTTCTCTGAAGTAATTTTCTTCATGAGCCTGTCTCTCTGGCTCCATATCTAAAACATCCTGCGACGCAGGGTTCATCGCCGACCCCTTAACTTTGTTCTTAAAAGGTAAATCCCAGTTGGCAATTATCGATTCCCAGTCTATCTCGTCCGGATTGGCATCCGCACCACCAGCTCGCATAATATTTGTGAACTGCCGCTGAATATGCTCGAATCGAAGTACTTCTGGTTTTGAGCCTGCAAGTATCAGGTTGACCGGATAAGTATTCCTCAGCCAGTCATGGACAGCACAATTAACACACAAGCCTTTAGGCTCTTTAGACCGGCGCAACATCCTCGCCTTTGAATTTCGCGGGCCATCTACTTGTAAAGCAGCTCCGCACCGTTGACATCTGACTTTTTTATTTTTCTCTAAATCCACTATTCAAACTCCCTTCATCAACATAATATCTCGTTAATTAGTTGTCACCTTATCGCCCAGGACCCGCGTCCAGATTTGCTCGATTCGCAATGGCTGTCGGCCGCGATAGTCGCCTCGCCACCTGTTCATATCGTCGATGAAGTCTACCTGCCCGTCGGTAAGTCCGGCCTCGACCTTGAGCAGGTCCGCTACCATCGCCCTCAGCTGCTCTTGACTACTGTTTCTCATTCAAATAATCCCTTCTGTTCTAACGGTCCATTAACCAACAACACCTCAATTGTCTTCGTCCCCTTATTTTTATTGCCTCGCTTGTTCTGGTTGCTCAGAGATTTGGTAACGGTAACTTCAACGCGTCCCCAGTCCGGGTACAAATCTTTAAGCTTCGGATGGTTATAATAGCTGACGACAATGCGGGCTTCGGTGAATCCGCTCAATAATCCCGCCAGTCGTTCATGGTCTCCATCCCCAAAATCATGAATATACTTTGTCCCCTTTTCCAGGTATGGCGGGTCGACATAAATTACCGTCCCCCGTTTATCATCAATTCGCTCTAACAACTCGAATGCATCCCGCTGGAGAATTGTCACACTGGCCAGTCTTCGCCGCCACGCCGGAATAGATTTAATCACCGACTGCCAGCGATTGGCGGCATGTCCCCCGTTGGCCGTATACCGAACGCAGAATCCTTGATTATAACTTTTTGTTCCACCCACCCCGTTTCGGCCAAGCCATGCACATAAAAAATAATCATAAGCCCTGTCAATATCAGGTACATCATTCTCACTGTGATAGCCCCGGTTTTTGTATCGCTCTGCCGCTTCACGATGGAGCTGTTCGTGCATCAATGTACGGTGGAGCCGGCGGTACAATTGCGGCGCGAGCTTGGAATCTTGAATAACGCGAGCAAGATTAATCAGGTCGGCGTGTAAATCATTCACGGTTTCCATCGCGCAGGCCGGTTTGGCCATGAGGACCGCCATCGACCCGCAAAACGGTTCCCAGTACACACGGTGCGGACCGAGCAGCTCGACAATCAGCGATGCTAAATTTCGCTTCCCTCCAAACCAGGGTGCGATAGCCTTAATTTTCATTTGACTACTGACCATCGTCACCCTCCACATCACCCTCCTTTGACAGCGGGTTTTTTCCGGGCCACTTTTCAAAGCCAGACAAATGCGCCGCTATTTCTCTTGGTACTACCATTGGGTCTGCCCTTCTTTCAGCGTGTATAATTGATGCCAAAATACTTGCTTCCCTTAACTCGCTTGGTGTAACTTGGCACCGTTCACACTGCACAACCATACAATCAACCAATTGATGAAAAACAGGGTCTTTCAAATAACGCTCTCTTGGACTCGTCATTTTATTCACCTTTTCCTTTCGCTTCCGTATTTTATTACAAAGTTCAACGCGGTTTGGCTGTCTATACCGGCTCGCCTCAGCAGCATATAGTCCTCGCGTTGCGGGCCGGATAAATTTCGCTCCTGTCTGCGCGGCTCCTGTTCATCGTCGGTCTCTCTTCTTTTAATTTCACGTCTTAACGTCGTCATACTCAACCCAAGCAGTTTCGCCGCCTGTGTTCTATTGCCGTCCGTCTTGGCCAGAGTAATCGTGATTAGCTTATCCTTGACCTCTTCGATTGTCGGTACACCGTCAGCTCTGGGCATCTTCACCTCGTTTTTGTTTCCTCTTTTTTTTTCGGCAGGTCCACGCCCACCGCCTTTAGCGACTGTATTGTTTCCTCATCGTCAAGAAACTTCTGGTAAGCCTCTTGCTCGACCGATTCCTTTTCTGTAGTTTCATCGCTCATCATTTTTTTACCCTTCAAATAACCACAAACCATCATCTTCTTTATTCCCCTTACCTGAAATCCACCAGTCGAACATCTCATCTCCATCCTTCCAGCGAGCCATTGACTCTCGGCCCGTGTCGTATAACTTTTGAAATGCCCTACGAAACGCCCTCTCAAAAGACGGGTATCTCTTACCCTCAATCTTTTTATGCCAAGCCTGCTGCATCGGACAAAACAAACAACCTATCCTTGCCCAGCCCTCGTCGTACAGTTTGCAATATGGCAAATTGCGGTCTTTAATAAACGCCCAAACATCCTCATCGAGCCAGTCAATAATCGGATGCAGTAGCCGCTTGCTTTTATCTTTGATGCAATGCTCTACCATTTTTCGCTTCGACCGTTTATTTGATTCTGCTTTGCGAATGCCCGTAACAACTAACCTGCCCGAACCACCATTCTCTTTGTATAATTCACAGCACCATCTTGATTGCCGTAAAGGGAATCCCTTGCTTATCATTTTTCTTAAAAACGGCATTTCCGGCCTCTCCCAAATAACATCAGGATGATGCTCCCGGATATAATAAATCAAATCCGGGGGGTCTATCGTGGTAACTGAATAGTGGGCATCGAACTTAACCCCCGCCTCGATAGCCATCTGCTTAATTACAATAGAATCCTTGCCGCCACTAAAAGCCAAGTAGTAACCTTCCGGCGGTTCAAATGCCTGCAATCTTCTAATTGCAATATCTACTTTGTCCACCGTTCCAAAGAGCAGTTTTTCTTTTAGCATTACCTACCCCTCGAACCTTGTTTAAAAACCGCTTTTATTTTTTTCAACATCCGCACAAGCTGGCCCTCAACCTCTGGTTGTTTTTCAGTTTTGAAACTGCCTTCGAAATTCGCAAACCACCGGTCGCACTTCCTGCAGTGCATCAGCGCCGCCGAGACCTGCGAAACACCATCACGACCGTCTCGCTTTTCATTGCCGCACCCCGGGCAATTTCTTATTTTTTTTCTCACCGCCATTTTTTACCTGCCCTTCCCGGAATCTCTTCGTGCACCCATTTGAAAAACCTTTGCCAAAACGTTAATTTTTTCTTCGGGTGATCAACTCTCGCCGATACCCTTGCTGCTCGGCCACTGGTCTCAACCGGGATCGGCTTTTTTTTCTTCTCTGCCCGGGCCGCCCGGCCGCTGACCGCCACATCCGCCTGGGCCCGGTGTCTCTTAAGGATGAATCGTTTGAACCGGTAGTGATCGCAG